TATCGCCTTTTGGAGTGTAATGTGCGTATGTATAAAACACTATAAAACTACCCATCTATTACCAGAAGCAACAGAAACTGTCTGTCCACTCGCCACAGTAACTGGGCCTACAGACATTGCGTTGCTTCCGCTTGGAATTGAAAAACTTGCACTAACAGTTGCGCTGTTTAGTACAAGACCATTGCTTGCTGAAACTACTGGGGCAGTTAAAGTACCTGTACCAGTTACATAGGTAAAACTAGCCGATAGATTAGGGGTTGTTGTTCCCTGACCAAATGGCACATAGTTAGTAGTATAAGTTACAGAAGGGGCTTTACCGTTAAAAGTGTTCCAATCTGTATTAGTTAAATAACCGCTTACTGAAGATGTTGCTGCTGGCATAGAAATTACAGGGGTTGTGCCGCCTGTAGATGCTACTGGGCTAGTTGCTGTAACGCTAGTTACCGTACCACCGCTTGAAGGGCTAGTATTGGTAACTGTAAAGTTAGGGTAAGTACCAGTAACGCTAATTCCTGTACCGCTTGCAATGGCTACTGTTTGGTCAGGGGCGGTGTTGGTTACTGTAACTGCGCCAGTTGCACCGCTTACGCTAATGCCTGTGCTTGCAGCTAATGAATTAACCACATTGGTAAGACTTGCGCCAGAACCTACAAAGCTAGTTGCAGTAATGGTTGTGCCTGTAATAGCTAAAGGTGTTGTGCCACCAATAACCATGTTATTCATTGTTCCAGCGCTTGTAGGCGCAATTTCAACAGAATTAGTGCCACTAGGTTTAATGTGTACATGGCCTGTACCAGTAGGGCTAATGTCTATTTGGGCGTTTGTACCATTAATATTGGTAGAAACATTGATAGACATATTGTCGCCACCTCCAGCGCCCACACTCATTTGGGTTGTTCCACTTGAGTTTTTAAGGGCTAAACCGCCAGAGTTAGTTGCTTGGACAATAGGAGTCGTAACGCTTGTAGTGGCAGCCAAGGTTGTAACACCTGCAACTGCGCCTGTGTCACCAACTGTGACTACGCTGTTTTGTAGTAATTTGCCTGTAGTGGTGTCAAATCGTGCTATTGCATTATCTGTAGCACTTGCTGGGCCAACTACATCACCACCTAAAGATGGGCTAGAGTTAGTAATTACGCCTGTTGTGCTGTTATAGCTAATGCCTGTACCAGCGCTGACTGAAGCCCTAGCCCTAGCGTCTGTGTAATAAAGGTTTGTGCCTTCGTTTACATTGGTAGTGGTTAACACTACTGCGCCAGTAAGACCGTTAACTGAGGTTACTGAGTCAGTATTGTCTATTTTTTGCCAAATAGTGCCGTTGTATACCGCCCAATCGCCAACCAGCCAATCAGTAGTCCCATTAAGGTTAGTATTGCCAGCGACACTAACCACATAATAATAACCCTTAGTACCAACAGAGGAAGTAAGAGTAGGAGTATTAGTATTTGCATCCCAAGTTCCTTGATAGTTTAGCGCACCAATAACAGCGTCAGGTATTTGACTAATAGGTACTTTGGTAGATGAATCGAGTGTAGCTACACCTAATGCAGCAGCCTTTTGCGTGGTAGGAATGTAGTCGCTAATCGTAACGCCAGACATTGAACCACCAGTAACATTTATGTTATTACTGTTCTGCGTGGACATTGTGCCAAGCCCAGTTATATCGGTGCTAGGTACAGTAGCAGAAGCAGTCATTGTGCTAGTGCCGTTACCTTTGACATAACCAGTTAAGGTAGCTGCGCCTGTACCACCGTTAGCTACAGGTACAGTACCAACTAGCACATGGTCATCATTCCAATCACTTGGGCGTACTAGCGATGTATCTACATCATCAGGTATTGTGCTGACTTTATTGTGCTTGACTGTTATAGCCATTATTGGACACCTATAATTTTGCCGTCTTGACCTCTAACTACAGTCTTAGGTCTACTTTGCTGTGCATTGATTGTATCAACAAGGGCTGTAATAGCTTGTGCCATTTGTTCATTTCCTTGACCAATAGCGTTAGCAATAGGTTGCATTGGGTGTTCCATAGCGTGTGCCATTGTTTCTTCAGTCATATAGGCTTGTGCGCCATCTGATTCATCAGCGCCAATGCGGGCTACTTCAATCTTTGCACCGTTGTTAATATGGGCCAACAATACTTGAGTATTTCTCTCAGTCATAGACTTCATTTGGGCGACTTTCATCTCCATATCCATCTGCATCTGATTACGCTGTTCTTCAAGTTGGAATTTAAGTTGGTTTTCTTGCGCCTGATATTCTTGTTTAGCCTTTTCCAACTCCATTTGGGCAGCCATCTTCTGCTGTTCAAGCTGTGATTGCATCTGTAGCTTCTGCATATCGGCTTGTTGTTGCATTTGCATCTTCTGGACTTCAACAGAAGGTGGTTTAGGCTGACCTTCAGCTTGTTTAGCTTGGTCACGGAATTTATCAGCAGTTTCGTCAATAATTCCTTCTAATTGTTTACCTGCTTTAAACGCTGTTACGCCAAACTTTAGCATTTCCATCAGCATTGGCACTAATTCAGGTGCTTGTGCTGCTGCTGGTAACGCCATCTGTGTAAATTGACCAATAGCAGCTAAGAAAGCGGTTCTATCTGCCTTTTCTTGCTGTTCATCTTGGTAAATCATTGAATCAGAAGTGACTTCTATGCGGAAATTCTTGCTTGCATCATTGCGTAGTAGTTCAATGGCTTGCGGAATCATCTGTTGGTCTTGCGGTGACAACTGCATAGCACCACTAATCTGTACCAATGTTTCGTCTGTAAAGTGATTACAGATAATCTGGGCTTTAATACGCAATATTTCAGTAGCAAAGTCTACAACTGAGTGTTGCATAGTCTTTAAGCGACCAGCAGCGTTGTTTGACTTAATGATTTGTGCGCCCAATGTTTCATTAGGGTCAGTTTGACCACGCTGAATATCGGCAATACCCATTAATTCATAGATTTGACCTTTAACTTGTTCCATTGCTTGATAACAAGACATTAATGCGTTAGCAAATGGGGTAATGTCAACTAGGTCAATAGCGCCTTTCATACCTTGCTTTTCGGCAAATGCCATCCAGTTATGTACTGGAATCAAGGTGTTGTTCTCGCCTTCAGAGAATAAACGCTGTAGTTCAGAAGATGATGCGTCATACACACCACGCACTTTCAATGCGTTAATCAGTCCGTCAATGCGGTCTGCTAATGTGTCTAATTCTCTTGCTTGGTCTTGGTAAATAGTAAAGTCAGGGATTGGTTCAAGACTGTCTGTAGTTAATGTAGAGTACAAAGGCTTTGGACAAGGCCAAAAGTTTTCTAACTGTAGTGGGTCATCCCGTTCATCAAGGATTTTGCCTAATGATTTAGATAACCAATATACCTTGCCTGTTTCTTTGTCCCAAATTTCATAAATAACAGCTTCATATACACCGTCATTAGACTTATAAGATTGCTTTAAGTCGTCAGGCTTGGTATCTAATGGGATTTTGTAGCCTAAATCTTCGCCAAAGCGTTCAACCAATGCTGGGCGTGTCATATAAACCTTACGCCATACAGAAGTAACTTCTTCCCAGGTGCGTGCAACAGTATGTCCAAAGTCTTTCCAATGCACATAGTCTACTGGGGCGCACTCATACTCAATGCGTTCTTGGTTCTCATTCTCCATACCTTCTGGAGTTTCAGCTTCATCTGTATCTTCGGTAACTTGGTAGCCATCATCAGGCGCACCGTCAGCTTCGCCACCCATTTCACCAACAATGTGCGGTTCATAGCGAACCCAACTAACGCCACGACCACCTAATAAGCGGTCTAATACAGCGTTGTTCATTGCTGACTTGTAGTCACCATAGTGTTCAATCTCAAACTCTAATGCCCGTTCTAGCATCATTGACGCTACTCGACCTATAGGGTCGTTATCTCTAAATCTACGGCTTACATCGGGGCGTGGCAATCTAGCAAATATAGCTGGTTGGATTGTTTGGACATTTGACCAAAGAATATTGAACCTGGCATTAGGATTACGGTCATAACGGCTATCGTCTTTGTACTTCTTAACAATGCGGTCAGCCCGTGACTCCCATTTTTTGTAAGACCTTTCATACCCTAAGATACAGTTGTACCAATCTTCGTATGTACGGTTTACCGTTGCCTTGTCATTCGCCATCAAATTCTCCCTGTTGTTGGCTTTGGATTAGTTTTCCATAAGTCATTCAACGAAACATCTGTTTGTCCTACAAAAACCCCAGTAATCGAGTCGTCTTTATGGGGAAGTCTTGCCTGTTCTTTCCAAGCTACTGCTGCCATGCGTGCTGCATCACTACCATGCGATGCCCAGTCATGCCTAGGCTTATCTCTAAAAACTTTCTTATCCTCGTCATACTCACGCTGATACTGTCTTAAACATTCAATACCTTCTTCGCACTTAGGGTCAAACCAGCTACGCAATAGCATCATGCGTGTTGCTTGAATTCCGTCTTGAAGTGACAAATTTGGCACAATCTTCATAGATTTTAACGGAATTTTCAAAGAAAGTTGTTCAATTATTGACTTTCCTCCACTTGCTAGTGTTTTTGCCCTAGCGTCATGGGGCAGCCAATGTGTGTCATATTTGCAGTTGTACTCTAATTCTTTCTGTGCAATGTAACCTGTGTAGTAGGGAATACTCTTACCATTGCTAGTGTGATAGTCAAGGAATCGTACCTCTCCATGCACCACTTGAAAAGTCCAGCAGGTAGTATCGTCTGAATAGCCTAAGTCCCAGGCACTCTCTAATGGGAATAGTGGGTCATACTCTATTGGGGTTATGTGGCCCAAATCAGTAACAGACCTCATTTCTTGACCATAGTAAGCACCAAGTATGGCAGCTTCAAAGCTACACAGAAACTCTTGTTCGTATTGGTCAGGAGTCATAGCCTTTCTTGCGTCTGCCAGTTCCTCATCGCCAATCAAGTCAGTTTGGTCAGCCCTGAGTGTCTTTACATACCAATCTTTATCTTTGGTGGCGCTGTTGTATACATCCCAAAAAGCATTATGGCCCTTGGGTGTACCAATAAACACAGCCCAACCCCTTCTATCTGCTAATAATGGGCGAATAATCTCACCCCATATTCTAGGGCGCATATCAGCATATTCATCTAAAACTACACCATCAAGGTACAGACCACGCAAACTGTCAGCGTTATCAGCACCAAACAAACGAATCCTTGCGCCATTTATTAGTTCTACCCATAGTTCTGATTGATTAGCCTTATTTAGCACGGGCTGACTAAATCTTAGTAAGTAGTCCCATGCCACATTCTTAGCTTGGCTATAGTACGGTGCTATATACGCATACCTAGCGTCATCTTTACCCTCTACTAGGGCTTTATAAATTAGTTCATTAATGCAGCTAACAGTCTTGCCACAGCGTCTATGGGCAACAATGACAGCCCAGCGTTGTTCTCTATCGTGAAAATCAATAAATACATCCCTAGGCTTGTAGTCTAGTTCAATCTCTATTTCTTCCAAGAGATAACCATCCTTTGTGGGGCTTTAGCATCACCTACAACTTCAGTCCTAGCTAACTTAGGTACAGAGTATTCAACTAGGTTCTGTACTATCTCACAGGCTTTAGCAGGGTTGGGTTGCACAATCCACTTACCAGCAAGGTCATCATAGATGCCTTCTGCGGTGCTTTGTATCCACGATTGAATATAAGGTAGGTTACTATCAAGTAACGCTTTAATCGCTTCACGGGCTTCTGTAGTGGCTTTATTAGGCACTCCAGCCTTACGACCAGCCCTATTTAAGTTGTTTTCAACAGACTTCGACAGTTTTTTATCCATACATTCTCAAGTAATTGATTTGTAAGGGTTTTATTTTACTACAAATATTTAAGCAATGTCAGGGTCGTGAATCTTGTTCATAGCGTCAGCTAATGCTTGTTTACGCTTCATTCTAGCGTTCTCTTTAGGGTTAAGCATTTCGCCTTTACCGCCTACTGCTAGTAGTGGTGGCTTCTTCTTATTTCTACGCATACGCTGTTGTTTTTCTAATGTTGACTCATGTTCTGGGCGCAACATAGCATCTTCTTTTTTATAGGTTCTTGTCATGTGTTCCATTACATATCCTTTATTTGTTTGGGAAACCTGGTGGTACTGAGAAATAACGGTCACCAAACTTTATTACTTGGTATCCCCTATCTTGTTCACCTTGTACGCCCATTTGAAATGTCGGGTGTCCTGCACCTTTTAACATCATGTAGGTATCTTCGGGCAAATTGTAATTCATACGATATTGCAAAGGAGTAGGGGCTACTGAACCCCAATGGCCCTTGTTTTCACCACCTTCTTGTTGGGGCTGCATCCCAGCACCAATAGCAGTTGTGTAATCATAATCAGCGCCTGATGGGTCAAATAGACGCAACATATCAGCTAATTTCTGATTAACCATTACATATCCTTCATCTTTAAGGCAATCATTTCTTTTCTTGTGGGCTTGGCAGTCTTAGCAGCTTCTTTAAAGTCTTTAGCGCTTGGGGCATCTTTGCTACCAACTTTGTTCATTTTTTCGCCCGAACCTTTTGCAATCCTAGCCCTTTTACGGTGAATATTAGCGTATAGTCCGTCTTTCATTTTAAGAATTTCAATTTGTAAAGGGTTGAGTCAATAAGTTGTGCAATCTCATCAACTATATTCTGAATTTGGCTTTCTTCGGGCAAATCTTTACGGGCATCCACTACAAATTTCTTCAATGATTCCAAGTACTTAACCGCTTCTTTAGGTTGATGATATACGTTTGGAAAAGTTGTAATTTTGGTGTAACAACCCATGTAAGCCTCAAGCAAATCGTCTGTAAGGTCAACAATACTGTTATAGTAAGTTCCCAAAGCCATATGCTTGCTGAAACTATCAGTAGACCAATGAAAGAAATGGGTATTAGTAGCGCTATGCAGCATCGTAGCAGCAAATAAAGCCATGTTGTCATTCATAAGAGTCCTCATCAATTTCAAGCCATTTTAACAGTTCTTCAGCTTCTTGCACACAATTTACCCTAGCTAATTGACCACCTTTCCAATTAGCAAATAATGTTAGTTGCTGTGGGGTCAATTTCTTATCTTCACCGTCTTTAACTTCGATTAGAATAGTGTGTCCTGCGTAGGCAACCATTAGGTCTGGTATCCCTCCGCCAACCATGTGAAGCAGAAACACATCTGCCCCCATTTTTCGTAGTGCTTTTACCACATCACCTTGATTTTTATCAACTTTTTTAGCGTATGCCATATTATTTGTTAGTATTGGTTTACTTATAGATTATAGGGGTTCTGAGTGAACAAATATCATTTGACTGACGACCAGTTTATAGCGGAATGGAATAACCTTGGTTCGGCAATGAAGTTTGCCCAGAAACATGGAATGGCTGAAAGGGCGGTATACAACCGCAGAAGGTCAATAGAACAAAGACTTAACATTGTACTTACAGCTTTTAATGACCAAAGACTAGACCAAACAAAAAGAATATTTGAAACTGCTGGACACGCAAGGCGTGGTTCAGAATTGCAAAAAGGGCATATTGTAGCGTTTGGCGATTGTCATTTTTGGCCCGATATATCCTACACCACAGCTTATAAAGCCTTATTAGAAACAATTAAAGAGTTTAAACCTAAGGTTGTAATGTGCATAGGCGATGCTTTTGATGGAAGCCAGGCCAGCAGACATCCTAGAATTGGCTGGTCTAACACCCCCACAGTAAAAGAAGAATTAGAGTGCTGTCAAGAAATGATGTCTGGCATTGAAGCAGTATCTAAAGGTGCTGAGTTAATTTGGACTCTTGGAAACCATGACGCTAGGTTTGAAACATTTTTATCTAACGGTGGCGCACATTCTTATCAAGGTGTACAAGGGTTTACCCTTAAAGACCACTTTCCTATGTGGAAAGGGTGTTGGACATATTGGATAGAAAACGCTGGCACAATGAATACCGTGTTTAGGCACAAGTGGAAAGGGTCTTGGTCAGGAGGTAGAAACAATACTCTAGCTGCTGGTACTCATGTAATTAGTGGTCATACCCACCATTTAAGCGCTATTCAATACAATGATTACAACAGTCATGGGCGTTGGGGCGTGCAGACAGGTTGTCTGGCTGACCCAAGAGGTGAACAATTTGTGCATTACACAGAAGATGCACCAACTGATTGGACAAGTGGTTTAGCATTATTAACCTACGAACAAGGCCATTTATTGCAACCTGAGTTAATTCGGGTATTTGATGAAGGTAAAGGTCTTGTAGACTTTAGAGGAAAGTTACACCATTACTAATGCACCTAAGTCCATCTATTCTTAAAAATCTATACAGCGCTATTTACTGTATGAAGCCATTTTGCAACTGGCGTGGTATGCCATTGCCAGATGAAATTGAATTTATTGTAGATAAAGGTGATGACATGGGTACTTATTTATATGACCCATCTAATGACAAATACGAACACATTATTACTATTTCTGAGGTTCGTTGTGGAACTCTAGACACGGTGTTAAAGGTGTTGCTGCATGAAGCAATCCATATGTCCCGTCATCGGACAAATAAATGGACACACCACGACAAGGAGTTTCGTAAAAAAGCCTACCGTATTTGGTCTGAAATTGGGTTTGTTGACCCTCTTGAACTTTAAGTGGGTCTGCCATATTTAACCCTTTTCTTCATAAAACTCTTTTCCAAGTTTTTTATCTTGTAATTCCAATAACGCCTCGCAGGTAATTCCGTGTTTAGTTTCAAAACCGTGGATACCCAATCTGTGAAGGCTATCATTTCCGTTCCGATGGTGTTCTGGGCATAGTCCAAGCACAGGGGATGCAGACCGAACATTTCCATGCCGCCGCACATGATGGAGTTCTGACGGAGTGCCTTCAAACCCATAGACTTCGGAACAGAGGATACATCCAAGTTCTGCAATCTTGTTGAGCTTATTTTCATTTTTTGTAGCCATCAGCCAATTCATACCATTGTTGATAAAACTTTTTAAACATCTGTGTGCCAGCACCTAGTTGAATACATGGGCCTTTTGGTTGTACTCTAAAAAACTTATCTATCTTCATTTCATTGTCGGTATGACCGTAAACAATAACAACAATAAATCCCTCTTTTGCAGCTAAAGCCTGTAATAGCCTTTGCTGACCATAGCTTATCTTCTCACCTTCATAACTGTCATTTTTTGGGCGCTTCCATTCCATTATTAAAAATTGCCCATTGCGTTCACATATACCGTCTATATCGCTAGGGGAAAACTTTTCATTACTAGGTATTAACCCTATAAGTTCACCATAATCTACTATTTTGGGAAATAAGGTACGCATTGACCTCATTATTTCAGCCATTGTTTTCTTACTTGGTCATAGGTAGCAAATTCTAACTGTATTGTTTCTTCGGCAATTTCACAAGCAATTTGAGTGGCTTTTTCATAATTGTTTTTAAGTGTAGCTTCATGGTATTTTCTTAAAAGTCTTTGAATTTTAAGGTAATTTTCTGAGTAATCACTCATTTGGTTAGTCTTTCAATATTACGGTTGTTAGCTTGTTCTGTGCGCCAGGCTTCAAATCTCATTTTGGCAGCTTCTAATTGCCATCTGTACGCTTCTGTAGATTCAGTCGCCAATCCAATCGCCTTGCACAAATCTTGATACTCTTGGCTTCTATAAGCCTCTCGTTCTTGTGCGCCCAGACTTTGTTCGTCTGTCTGTGCCATTTTAATCGCCTTAAGAGAACTTTTAAACGCCTCAAGCTGGGCCAATTCACCCTTCGCTTTGGCATACGCTGGCGCTGTTTTGAAGATAAAGTCAATAGCATCGTTAGGGTCGTAATCTTTCATTTGAGGGCCATCCACAATCCAACCTGGGCAAAGGCATAGCCACCCCAAATCATAGCGTTAGATGTAGCGCCTTTATTAAATTGGGCTATACAGACTATAAGGTAGCCTAACCCAGTTGCGCCTACTATTATTTTTTCCAACATTCCCATTCTCCCCTATTTCCTTTTGCATACTGGTCTTGAAAGTCTGCAAAGTATTGATGTAAAACAACTTTTTCACTAATGTATATACGAAACTTGGTTAGCCCCATGTCTTTACGGAATTTACACAGTTGCCTGACGGCTGATTTGTGTTGAAATTCTTTGTCGTAATTGGGCGTATGACTCTCCTGCGTAGGGAGTAATTCCAAGTTCAAATGCTTTAGCAAGTGTCAATTCTTCCGATGAATACCAAGGTAATGCTGGCTTTTTGGGCGGTTCAAAGTCTAATTCATCAAGCCAACGCATTTGATTAAGCCAGGAAGCTGGGTAAGGAATAAACTCCTTATCCGTTCCTTTGACCCTCCAGTATTTTATATGACTTGCAAGGGCCTCAATCACTTCTCGGTGTTCTTCTGGTTTTAATTTTACCCACGCTTTTATCGCTGCCCCCTTTGCTACTTTTTTTGGGTAAAGTCCCCAGAATGTCGCAAACATTGTATTTCTCCCCTGTTTGATATTGGACAATAGCTTCTACCATTGTTGCTGTTAAGCCTTGCTGAACCAAAAATTCTAAACCTTTTTTGTCATAGCGTACATTGACATCAGCAGACCCATCAGGGTTTTCTTTAACTTTTATTATCTTTATTAGCATTTTTAACCTCGTTGTCCATCATAGAAACAATTAGATTAGCAATAAACAAAGCCTGTCCCTCACCT